TCTATAACAATATGACGATTGCTCTTGCGATCAGCGGTCTTGTTGCTATCGGTCTTAACTTCAACGCGACCCTGATGGCTGCGATTTGGTTTACGCCATTCAAGTGGGTCGTTATCTTTTCACCGTTGCTTGCTTCATTAGCGTTTACGTTCTTCTTCGATAAGTTGACTGCGCGAACAGCCCAAATGGCACTCTTCTCTTTTGCCGCACTGATGGGCGTTTCGTTCTCGTCTATCTTCATGATCTATAAGCTAGGCAGCATTGCACAAGCATTCTTCATTGCGTCGGCTACATTTGGTGCAGCTTCACTTTACGGCTACACCACGAAAAAGGACTTGACAAGTTTCGGTTCTTTTCTTATAATGGGTGCTATTGGATTGGTGATCGCAGGTATCGTAAATCTGTTTCTGCAGAGTTCGATGTTTGCCCTCATCATCAGCTGTATCGCCGTGCTGGTATTCACTGGACTCACTGCCTACGACACACAGAATTTGAAGTTGGTATACGATACGACTGAAGGCGAGGAGCGTGAGAAGGCAGGCATCTTTGGTGCTCTCCAGCTCTATCTTGACTTCATCAATATCTTCCTGAGCTTGGTCCAGATTTTTGGAGAAAAGAAAAATGATTGAACCTATTCGTATCTTCGTTGGCACTTCGTCTAACAACGAAGACTCTGAAGCTGAAATGGTGCTGGAGTATTCTCTCCGCAAGAACTCGTCGCACCCTATTGAAATTACTTGGATGCGTCAGACTAATGACACAGACTCTATCTGGGGTGGATGGCAGACACAGCGTTGGTCGACTCCGTTCTCTGGATTCCGCTGGGCTATTCCTGAAGCATGTAACTTCCACGGCAAAGCAATCTACATGGACGTAGATCAAGTCAATCTCCGTGATATCGCTGAACTCTACGCGACTGAGCTGAAGGGATATCCTCTAGCTGCTCGTCGTGGTGCTCGCTTTGGCGGACATGAGTTCTGTGTGGTTCTCATGGACTGTGAGCGCCTTGGTGACATGCTTATGCCAGTTTCGCGCATGAAGTCGAATCCAGATGCACATCATCGCTATATCGCTCAGTTCTCTGGTTCAGAGATTGTTTACGATCTCGACCCACGTTGGAACTGTCATGACGGCGATGGTCGCTCGCTTGAAGACATCTGGCATCTTCACTACACGAAGATGGAAACACAGCCGTGGAGGCCAGCTTGGTTCACTGGCAAGACTGAAGAACATCCTCGTCAGGATCTCGTCAAGTTCTGGCACGACATGAGAGCAGAAGCAGTTCTCAACGGTTGCTCTCCAGTTGTCAACAATGACACGTTCGGTGAATACAATATCATTGGTCGATAATGAAACTTTTTACAGCATGTGATCCAGTCTATCTAAAACTCCACGCTCCTGCGCTCGTAGCTTCTGCTGCGAATGCAGGGAACAATCTTCATCTGCATGTTATCAATGTTGGTGGCGAAGAGATAGACTTTCTTCACTATCTTTCAGATAAGTGGTTTGAGATGACGAGCGCTTCATTCAGCTTTTCTGGTGATCCGCAGTTCATAGAAGCTGGTGATAGCAAGTTCAAGAACTGGCCTGACTCTCAGAGAACAGTATATGCCTGTGAGCGTTTCGTAAAGATCGTTGATATCATGGAGCATGATTCGCAGGAAGACTATCTTATCATCGATACTGACTGCCTCGTCATGTCGCATATTGAAAAGCCTGGAGAAGATCAGGTTGGATTGTTCCTTCGTGAGCCCCTTCCACAAACACAGGGATGGGAAAATCAGGGAACCCGAGTTGCTGCTGGCGTAGTTTACTATTCGCACGAAGCTATCAACTTCGCCAAGAAAGTTCGTCAGCGTATCAAGCAGGGTCCACTCGCTTGGTTCCTCGATCAAGTCGCTTTGAATGAAACATATCAGAGCGAACTGAGCAACTATCGCTATCACTACTTTGATGAGAAGTTCATGGATTGGGAGTTTATCGAAGGTACGACAATCTGGACTGGTAAAGGTCCACGCAAGTATGACAATCCTACATATCTTACTAAGAAGAATCACTTTGATAGGATGATGCGATGAAAGTTAGAATTCTATTTCCACGTCTTGATGTAATGTTTAAAGAAGGTCCAGTTCCCGAAGCACGTGGACCTATTCCTGAGATTCGCATTCCATGGGTTACTGTAGCTAATCGCATTCTTCACGCGCATCGTATGAAAGGTGATGACGTTGAGCTTATTGAAAAGCCTCTGTGGCAGTTCACGCCAGAGTATACAGAGTCGCTGGAAACGGATATCGTCTATATCCCACATAAGTCGAGAGATACGTTTCCAGTTCGTGATACAGATGTGCGTTACTACATGCAGTCGGTATTCCCTTGGCAGTTCTATATCGACTCTAAGGGATTTGCTGGTGGATCTTCAGCTTATCCATTCTTGTTCGACAAGAATCGCGATGTTCCGCACGGCAGCTTCTATGCGCAGATGCAAGCTCGCGCCGCTCTAGGTGAGAGTAAGTTCCAGCAACCACCAAGCAAGAAACTAGATCTGCCTAACGATTTCGTGTTCTTTCCTTGTCAGATTCCGCACGATGAAACGATCAAGTATCACTCAAACGTGACTGTTCCTGAAGCACTAGAAGCTACATGCGCAGCCACCAAACAACTAAATATACCACTGATTGTGAAGGGGCATCCAGTAAATCCTGGAAGCATGGCACCTCTTTATGAGTTGACCACTAAATACAATCACGTCAGATGGGTCGATAATTCGATCCATGATATTATCCCTCACGCGCGAGCAGTCGTAGTCGTGAACTCTGGAACTGGTATGGAGACGCTTCTACACAAGCGTCCTGTTGTCACTTTCGGAAGATGTGAATATGATTGTGTGAGTAATAGAGCTACGACTGATAATATCGTCGATATCCTACGGGATCCTAAGTTCGACGAGAAAGAGGTACGAGCGTTTTTCGAGTCGTGGTATGAATGGACCTACGACACAAGAAGCAGTAAATCTTTTGAGCGACTTTAGGAGAAAGAAATGGCATATTGGGGATACCACTTGGTTTTGGACTGCGCAGAACTTGACAACGCAGCAATTACCAGCTATGATACTATCTACAATTTCACGAAGCGCCTTGTCAATGATATCGACATGGTCGCCTATGGAGAGCCACAGATCGTAAACTTTGGATCTGGTAATAAGGCTGGATACACTCTCGTCCAGTTGATCGAAACGTCGAACATCTGCGCTCACTTCGTGCCAGACGATGGTATGGGCGGAAACGCAATGTATCTCGACGTATTCTCCTGCAAGGAGTATGACGATCAGGTTGTTATCGCTCTGGTCAAAGAATACTTTGGCGCGAAGTATGTTCGTCCAAACTATTTGACAAGACAAGCGTGAACTGATATAATGGATATTAAGGATTGCGGTGGTAACTCAGTGGTAGAGTCACAGTCTTCATGATATTATAAATAGTCATGGAGGAATATCCCATGTTCTATACTGTTTACAAAACGGTCAATATCGCGAATGGTCGCTTTTACATAGGAAAGCATAAAACAAAAGATATAAATGATTCGTATCTTGGTTCTGGAAAACTTCTGAAACAAGCTATCAAAAAGTATGGTAAAGAATCGTTTAGAAAAGAAATTTTGTTTGTGTTTGATAATGAAGAAGAGATGAATAACAAAGAAAGAGAACTTGTTGTTCTATCCGAATCTTCTTATAATCTATGTGAAGGCGGTAACGGAGGATTTGGATATATCAATTCGAACGATATACCAAAGTTCAAGGGAAAGCGACATAAAGAAGAATCTAAGAAAAAGATGACTCATTATGGTAATGATCATAGAAAAGGCATTCCTATTTCCGAAGAACACAAAAAAGCCATTTCAATCAAAAATTCTATCGCCCTAAAAGGTAAACCGAAATCTGATGAACATAGAAAAAACATCTCTGAAGCTATCAAACGAAAGCACAGAGAAAAGCTCGCGGGTATGGTATAAAGGCTGTGCCCTAGCCTTCCAAGCTAGAGATACCAGTTCAAGTCTGGTTGCCCGCTCCAAAATTCGCGACTGGCTAGAAATAGTCGTGGTGTTAGTCATCTGTAATTGGATGGCTTTGATCGCAGGAATAAGCCTGCTTATTTGGTATGTTGTTTTCAACTAAGGAGTAAATATGAAGAAGACAATCGTTGCGTTCGCTCTCGCTCTCAGCACAGTCACTGCTGCTGCTTCAGATGCACCGAGCGTTCCTTCCCGTTCAAACCCAATCGCACCTACTGCCAGTGCAGTATCAGCCCCTAAGTTTTGGGTTGGTATCAATGCTGGTGGTCTCGTTAATAACGGCATCAACGGCATTCAAGATGCGCCGTGGAATGTAGGTGTTACTGGTGGATACAATTTCTTCAAGCTCGGCCCAATCGGTCTTGCTGTCGAAGGAACGTATGACTACAAGAAGGGCGACACGCAAGACGTAGCTGGTAATGTTGTTGGTTCGGTCGCTTTCGGTTCACTCGCTCCATACGCTCTCGCTGGCGTTGGTTACCGTTGGGCTGATATCAAGAACGAAAAGATTTGGAATGTTGGTGGCGGCGTGAAGTATTCATTCGCTCGCAATATCGAAATCGATGCACGTTATCGTCGCGTTGAAGATTGGGATCGCA